TCCTACAACTCAGGAGGAAGTCGATCGTAGAGATAACTTGAGCAATAAAGTTGGACTTGTTAGAGACATCATGGATACATTGGCAGATGTTGAGAATACAACAACTAAATTGAAGATCTTGAAATCCTTGCTCAGTAACACCATCTCTGATACGGATGTTATTCAGTTGATTCAAGAAGAAATTGAAGCACTAGAGGCTCTCGAAGACGAAAGTGATCCTGAGGATATTACAACGGATGAAGATGCTTTCGGTGATGAGCCGCTTGACTTCGGATCCGGCGGTTCCGATCTTGATATGTCGTTTGATACCTCTTCAACTACAGACACGGAAGTGACTGATGATTCGGAAGATGATACATTGCCTACTCCTGATGAGCTTGATATTGGAGATGTATCAGATGCTACTAATCCAAATCTGGATTAAAGATCTTCCTAAACTACAAGAGAAAATGAGGAGATTTTTGTTTTAACCTTCTCCTCTTATACAACTTATTATGTGCAGTTTGCGCCTTAGCGCAACTTGTTTAGCCAGTAATAACTGGGAAAGGAAATTGTATATAATTATGATAACAAGAAGAGACTGTATTCTTTTACTTTCTGAACTATCTAGTCGTGGAATTGACACATCTGTGATGCTGCAGAAGGCAGTAAAAAGTTCAGAAGTCGATATTGCTGTTGTTAAATTCATCAACGATCATAGACCATTTGATGCAAATTTGTTCTATGATAAACTTAGAAAAAGTTACAATCATAAAAGATCAAATCTTTACAAAAACATTGTCACTTGTGATGAAACAGACTGTTCTCATTCAGTACTAACAACATTGGCAGCACTAAACTTACAGATACTTCTTTACATGAATAATGTTGAAGATACAAAGATGTTCATGTCGCATACAAGAATGGAAGAAATAAATCAAGTTCTACTGAACTATAGTAGAACATATGATCTGGTTCCATGTATCAAAGTTTTACAGATTATCAAAGCCGATCTGAAGGCATTTGAATACATTAGTAAAAATATTTGATAACTGTATTCAAAATAAATTAAGTCAGATAATAAGCGCTAAATTGTATAACATTTTATCAAAAGAATTAGTATGCTTTGCTGTACTTAGGAACAGGTAGGTTGTATTATGTTAGAACATTACAATGTGAATAACGAAATGCAGTACCAGAAACTGACTGCCGAAGAACAGCGTGAGCGTGGTATCCTTGGCAGACTTGTTGGTATAATTGCAGATTTCAAAAATGCTACCAGAAATGGTCGTAGATATACAGAAGAGCTTTGGGATAAAACTTTCAACAATCCTTTGATTAGAGAAAAATTTGAAAACAGATGCTTGTTCGGTGAATTAGGTCATCCTGTTGACAGACAGGAAGTAGATATGGAAAAAGTTTGTATCTGCTTAGCCGAACCTCCCAAGAAAGGCAATGACGGAAAACTTTATGGTGTGTTTGATATTCTTGATACTCCTAACGGACGTATCTTGAAAACATTCTGTGATTATGGTACACGAATTGGTGTGTCAAGTCGTGGCTCCGGTGACACATTTGAAGACTACGATGGTGGTGAAACTGTTGACGCTGACACATATGATTGTGAGTGCTGGGATGCAGTTCTTCTACCGGCTGTGAAAACTGCACGACTTGCAGTTGTTAATGAGTCACTAGATACAAATAAAGTTAATTTGAAGAAAGCTTTACAAGAAGCACTTGAAAGCTCAACTGAGGATGAAAAGAAAATCATGATGAAAACTCTGGATGATCTAAAAGTTGATTATACAGAAGAAAATACCAGTGCAGTTGAAGAATCAACTGCTACTGATAATATACCAAGTGAATCTGAAATTCAAGAAGGAACCGAAGTGGCAGCCGAAGATAACGGAGCCGATGAGTTAGTTCAAGAATTACAAGAAGCACTTAAAGCACAGCAAGAACTTGAGCAGAAAGTAAAATCGTTACAAGAAAAGTTATCAGTTTGTTATACGAAGGAAGCTCGGTATAGTGCGGTTTTAGGACAAACAAAACAAGACCTTGCTGAAGCACAAGATGAAAACAGAAAGCTTGTGGAGCAGTTGGAAACAAAAGTTGCAGAAAATGCAACTGCACAAAATACAATTGCAGAACATCAAGCAACAATTAGCTCTTTGAAAGAGCGACTTGGAGTTGGTAGAGGTAAGAATCAACAGTTAACAGAAAGTTTAACAGCAAGAGATTCTGAAATCAAGAAACTTCAAGGCACAATCAAGTCCTTACAAGAAGGCTTCGATAAGAAGCTTGCTGATAAGGAAACTGAATGTGAAAAACTTACTGAAGCACTTGCTGAAAGTAAGAAAGACTCTCAGATTATTCGTAGTCAAGCTTCCGCAAAAATAGTTCGAGCACAAGAGTTAACTGAAAAGTACAAGACTATTGCTAAAACAGCAGTGGAAAGATATATCAGTTCTCAAGCTAGTCGTATCGGAGTGTCAGTTGATGACATCAAGAAACGACTGAACGAAAATTATTCATTCAATGATATTGATCATGTTTGCGAAGATCTTCGGAAGTATAAGTTAACTGTTAATGCCCTTCCTTTCAATGTAGGTAAAGCCCCAGTTAAAATGACTATCAAAGAATCAAGAGAAGTTATTAGTTCTGCTCACAATGATGACAGAATTGATGATGAAGTTGATACAACATTAAACAACTTCTTAGCATAAAGTTAAAACAAAATATTATTTATAGTTGGAGATATATCATGGCTACAAAAAGTCTTTTTGAAGCTTACAAGAATCGTCTAGCTGTTGCTAATACTGTGTATGGTAAAATGCACGGTGGTGAGGCAATGAGCCAGAATCGTAAGCTCGTTGTTGCAAAATGTCTCGAGAATACAAATAAGTTTATGAACGAGGCATTTGATCAGTCCGTTGGTACTCAGAGAAGTGACATGGGTATGTTCAAGAAATTTGCTTTGAACTTAACTACTGTTGCTCTGCCTAACTTGATTGCTCATGATCTTGTTATTGTGCATCCTATGAGCTCTATGTCTGGTTACATCACCTACATTGAGTATCAGTATGCTTCTAACAAGGGCGCAACTGCTCAGGGTAATCTGATTAGCAATCCTTTCGGCTTCGGTGATGTTGATACCGCATTTACTGGTGCTGCTGTTGTTGAAGACATCGTTACGGATGACGCTGGTAAGATCAAGTTCGCTTGGACTCCTGTTCTTCCTAAGAGTGTTCAGGTTGAGACCGCTGATGGTTGGGTAGCAGTTGAGGCTGCTGAGGATGGCACATTTGCTGCTCCTGAAGGCGCTACTCGTGTTAAGTACCTCTACAACAACATTGTTGTTCCTCAGAACGATCTGCCTATGATCAAGGCTGAGATGAAGTCCATCTCCTTGGTTGCTAAGGCACGTAGAATTGCTGTTTACTACAGCCAGATTGCTGCTTACCAAGCAAAGACCGATTACGGTGTGGATCTGGGCGATCAGCTCGCTGAGAAGGCTGTTGGTGAGCTTTCCTACGAAATTGACACAGAAATCACAAACATGCTCGTTGAGAATGCTGCTGAAGATGCTGAGCTCGTTTGGAGCAAGACTCTTCCTGTTGGTGTTTCCAAAGCTGAGCACTACGAAGGTTTCGCAGAAATTCTTGAGATTGCTAAGCAGAAGATCTACGATGCAACCAAGAAGTTTGCTCCTAACTATGTGATCTGTGCTTCTAACTTGCTTCCTGTTCTCTCCGTTGTTAAGAGCTGGAATGCTGCTCCTGCAGGTCAGATCAATGGTCCTTACTTCGCTGGTACTATCAATGGTTTGAAAGTTTTCGTAACTCCTAACATTGAGGCTGGTAAGTTTGTTGTTGGTTGCAATGGCAACGATATGATGTCTTCTGCAGCTGTTTATGCACCTTACATGGCAATTGTTCCTACTCAGTTGCTCGGTTATGCTGATGGTGGTATGAGCCAAGGCTGGTCCACTCTGTATGATCTGAAGATGCTGAACAAGAACTTGCTTGTTGCAGGTCGTGTTACTGCTTAATCAGTAAGATACAACAAGTTAAACAATACGGAGGAGGAAATGAATCCTCCTCCGTATTTTTAGTATATGAGAACCAATCGTTGTAACTTAACTGTTATGTATTCTCATGTATATAATAATGAAGAAATCATGGCAGTTTGAGGATTGTTGTTATTTCTTACTACGATAATATATTAACAATGTATAGTATTCAACTACTATATAGGAAAGTAGCAACACAATGGAATTAACTGCACAAAATATCGGAATGGTCATTCTTGTGCTTGTTGTTATGATCCCTCAGATCATTAAAGGTGTGACATGGATCATCAATGTTTGTAAACAACATAAGAAAAATCAACAAGATGCATTTGAAGCGGGACAGGAAGCTCAAGCTGAAGACGATGCTGTTGAAGATCGTTTCGTGGCGGGTGAAGAAAAGATCGAAAATTTGATTGAAGAGGAAAACAAGATTCTACAGTCACTTGACTCAATCAAGCAGTGTCTTGAGTGGTTAAATGAATCAGATAACCTGAATATCAAATATGTCATAAAAAGATCTTGGGAACAATCAGTTCAACAAGGAAAACCTCTTGACCACTATGAGTTTGAATTACTTGAACATCGATATGCAATTTACAGAATGCGTGGTGGTAACTCTTGGGCAGAAGGAATGATGAATGATATTCGCGATGCAAGAAAGCGTCATTTCAATCAAAATTGATTTCAAGTTGAATTAAAAATTTTACATCTATATAATACGAACGAAGTGAGTATTATATTATTTGTAGTAAATATAAGTAAGTGACTTGTAGTCACTAATTGTATATAACAATATATAACTATAGAGTTGTATACATACTGAAAAACTAATTTTCTTAGGAGAATCTAATATGTTTGTATATCAGAATGCAGAACGCGATATCTGCGTTACATTCGAGAGCAACAAACCTGTTGCAAATCCTGAGTATGTTATCAGAATTGATCATGCTAAGGGAACAATTAGTGTTAACGGTCAGGTTATGGCTGCTCGTGAAGATGCTCCTGCTGAGGATGTTACTGATAATGTAACAGAGCCTGAACAGGAACCTACCGATCCAGTTGAAGACGGTGAAGAGGAATCAGTAACTGATCCTGATACAACAGTTGATGGTGACGAGGGAGACGAAACTGACACCGGTGATGACGAGACCGAAACTGAGTAATCCATGATAATGAGCTTGTTGTTTCGTGTTATATGAATCGACAAGCTCATTATTACTTGTGAGGTGAGTTATTGATGGATATGCAAGCTATCAAAGAAGAAATCCAGTTAAAACTCACTGGTGATGTTCTTGATATGGAATTGTCTGATGCTTCTCTAACAAAAATTGTTAATTCAAGTTTAAGAGAGATTCAGAGATATATAGATACTGTTGTAATCGAAACAATTCCTTTTTCAAAATGCATTGATATGACTCAATGTAAACATAAGGTTAGTGCTGTTATCGGAGTTCGACGTGCAGAAGGATACATGGTTGAGCAGGATTCAACTGGTCAAGCTGTTATGGATCCAATGTACGCAAGCCAATGGCAGATTTTGTCTGGATTAGGAAATGTTAGAAACCTAACAGACTATGCGTATAACTACGCATCATGGAATACAATTCTACAAATCAAGAATACAACATCAACTGATCTTGCATTTAATTATGACAAGATGAGTGAGAAGTTGTATGTCAATGTTGCATCTAACTTACCAGAAACGATAACTGTTATCTATGTTCCTCGTTTTGATGATGTTTCACAGATAACATCGGATTTTTGGATTGATGTACTTATTCGACATGCAGTAGCTCAAACAAAGGTTGTTGTTGGTCGTGTTAGAACTAAATTCAAACAGTCTAATGCCTTGTGGGTTTTGGACGGAGACACATTGTTGCAAGAAGGTACTACTGAGCTTACTGCACTTCGTGAAGAGCTTAAAGCAAGTACACAACTTGTTTACGGTATTGATTAAGATAACTTACAACTGATAATTTACAAAGAATACTGAGGAAGGTAATTAAACAATGAGCTTTGATTATATCAATGAAGCATTCAAGCGACTCAATGCTCTAAATGAGGAAATGTTTGATACATCTCTTACTGGCATGAATGGCTTGGCTGATTTCATGGAAGAAGATGACGCTTCCGACATTGTTAAGGTTATTGATCCTACTGCTGAAACAGAAGATGCCGTATCCGATTCTTACATTGGTAAGGTAATTATCAATTGTAATGTTTGTCATTCTCATATCTTTGAAGACAAACAAGATGTTGTCATTGATGAGGATGGTGTTGTAAATCCTGAGATGCAGTGCCCTTATTGTGGAGAACTATCAGGATTTACTGTTGTTGGCGAGATCAAGCCATTTGAACAAGAAACTCCTGCTGAGGAACCAGCGGCAGAACCCTCTGTTGAGGCTGATCCTGTTGTAGATACACCAGAGGACGCTCCTGAGGTTGATCCTGTTGTTGAAAAACTCGATGAGGGGTTTGATCATGACGCTATTCAGGACGGTATGGATAATCTGAAAAGTTTTCTGAGATCTAAGGGACACGCTTGTAAGACAAAAGAAGCTATTACTTACTTGTGGTCAGTAGTTGATCTATTTGAAGCAGGTGATCAGGAAATGAATCCTGAAAACATTGCAGCTTGGTACGAGGAAACTTCCCGAAATTTCCCAGAAGATCTTGAATTGTTTGAAAGTATTGAAGTCGAAGAAGAAATCCTAACTGAGGGTAAGATTATTGACAATGTTAAGAAGGTTGCAACAAGAGTTGGTGCTGATGCTGCAACAATTATTCGTTGTTTTACTGAGTTAGGAGAAATGGCTGTTAACATTGGTAATAAGGGTGAATACAGAACAACCAAGTTGAATGATCTTATGACTCATGTTGAAAATAAAGCTGTTCTTAAAGCACTTATGAGTGGTAATGAAACAGTTATGAACGGTTTGAGCAAGGAAGACATTGAAGAACTTGAGCAAGATATTGCTGAGTATGAGGCGGATAAGGCTAAGAAGGACAAACACCTTGATGAGTCTATTGAGGAGTTGTCACTTACTGCTAACGGTACTCATATTGAAGTAGATGAAGATGAAGATGGTAAGGTTACTCTTACTGCAGAGCCTGTTCCTGCTGAAGGAGGCGATCAAGTAATTGCACCATTGTCTGATGATACAATTGCAGAAATTGAAGCTCAAAATGATGTTCCTGCTGATGTTGGCGCAGTGGAAGATACCGATCCTGCAGCAAATACTGACGACATTGAGCTTGAAGTGGATGAGGTTGATGAGGAAGGATTAGACGAGCTTGGAGAAGCTTATCTTAAGAATATCTATGAAAATGTTGAGTCCTTCAAAACAACTAATGTTTCTACAACTGAATCAAGCATGATTGTTGAGGGAACTATCAAGTTTACTTCAGGGTCTGAAAAGAATACCGGATTCGTATTTGAAGCATTTACAACTGATGGTGAAGGTCGTGTTAAGTTTGTTGGTAAGAACAGACACTTTAGTGAGAGCGTTGATGCATTCGAACTAACAGGAACAATTTCTGAAAAGAAACTTTTACCTGAAAGTTTGTCATACAACTACATTGTTGGCGACCAGACTGTTAACGGAATTGTTAACAAAAAGTGAGGTACTGATAACATGGCATATGATATCTTCGATACCTACAAGAAAAGATTAACTGAGTCTTTTGATAGACGATTTGAAGATGAGGTTGTTACACAAGAAGAATGTGTTTCAACTAGATCGACTGAAGACATGTTTGATGAAGCATTTAGTAACGTTTATGGAATTGAAGCAGAGGAAGCTACTCTGAATGAGGATTTCGGAACTTTTCCTGAATGGTTGAAAAAGTTCTTCAAAGATAATAGAACTGTTAGAGACAATTTAACAAGGAAGGGCTTAGATCTTGCACATGCAACTTATATTTCAGGGCAGCTTCCAAAGAATGCAAGAGATCCTGCATTCAAAGATTTAACTAAGTTGTCTGTTTTCCGTATGTATGAGCGTATTGGAAGCCCTTATCAAGTTGTTTACATTCCTGGAATTACCGATCCTGATGTTTATCCTGACGAGTTAAACCGTTGGACAAGATATCGTGCAAGTGCAATTTCTAAGAAAAAGCTTCTTGAGTTAACCACTGAATACGGTTATATTGATCTGAATGACTCACGAAATAGTAATATTGCTGTTAGAAATGCACGTT